TCTAAAGAGGCGAATGCCCCTTATTGATTTTAAAGACGGGATTTCTCACCTTTACTTCTGACTACACAATGTTCGATTAATAGCATCAGACCATGCCTGTTGATCTGCATGTCTTAATCTAATGAGCTCAGCTATATCATTATCTTGTCGATCCGCTCGCATACGTAAATCTGCTAGTTGAGTATTGATGTCTGGTTCTGGATTATTACTAACAAGTACACCTTTGAACTCAGCTGAATTAATAAAGGCATCTTTAATAAAAAACTCTCCTGCGGATTGAATGAAGAAAGGTGGAGTTGATTTAGGTTTCACCCCTACATCTTGCATCAGTTGTTTAATGCGAGTGAGTTGTTCTTCTAACTTATCTAAGTCACTTGTATCTACTGAGACTTTGTAGATCAGCTTACCTATTTCTTTTTTAGGATGATTAATAGTTATCTTTTCAGGAGCTTTACCACCTATTGAAAGTTTTAAATAACCATTCGCACAATAAGTCGCACTGTACGTTTTTGTTTCAATACGGGCAGAACCATCATCATTAATAATTATATTCATTTACTCTCTCCAATAAAAAAGCCACCAGCGATTAACTGATGGCTATCTATATAAACTCTATCAACGCCACTCAATGAATGACGTTTGTAGAATTAAATAGGTTTATGTCTCTCCATCGTCACGCCCCTCCTTCTACCTACAGCTGACGTTGCTGATAATGACCGATAAATAACAAAACGGTGGTATTCGTTGTTTTTGATTCTCACTATGTGCTCTCTGTCGAGAATAAAACAGGTCATAGCTAACATAGGAGACAGCGACAACGCTACGCCTTCTTCTATTGGCACGAAATAAAAATAGCAGTATGATTAATGAGTATTTATTTTTTGCTTAAATTCAGCCACCCTGTGAAATCAAACTCACAGGGTTATTTTTATATTGTGCTGTTTATTTAAGTGGGAGATAAATAGGAATAATCAATCTGGTATATATACCTATTTAAGCTATACTAAGTAGTTATCGCTACACTTTAATTGATATCTTGTTAGTATTGCCCAGCCTCCCATGCTGGGCTTTTTTTATTCCATGCATTCTTGTTTGATATAATCCTGCAACCCTTTAATTATCTGTTCTGATTCTGCAATTCGCTCTCTGAGTAACCAATAATTTCGGATAGCGGTGTCAGTAGGTCTGGCGGTGGTTGCATCATCCATGCCGGAGGTTGAATTGGTTTCGTCTTTCGGACAACTGGCTCGGATGTACACCCGTTCAGGATTACGCTCACTAATATCACGCAAGCGACTAATTTCATTCTTTGCATTAACAAGCTCCTGTGTGTGCCTTGTATCAAGTTGATTTAGTCGCTCTATGCGTGCTTGATAGTCAATATTGATATCCTTCTGCTCTTCGAGTGCGGTAGTCAGTTCTTTGTTGTTTTCTGTCAGTGTGTTAATTCTTTTCGCTTGTGCATTAATCAGCGCGCAACCACCAGCAACAATCCCCACCATCACAACGACAATGTAAAGTTTCCAGTGTTTCATAATTAGTACCGATGATGTGAGAGAGCTACCTGACAGCGTTTGTCTAAACTGGCTTTATCATTAACACATGAATTATCAATTGAGAGATAAATGCCACCAGCAACCGAGATGAGTAATGTAAGAATAAAACCGACGATAATGATTAAAGATTTCCATTGCATAATGCTGACTCCGCCTCCCTACGACTGACCAACCCTCGCCACACCTTTCCACCAGCATAAACCCAGCGTTTCATTTCTTCACAAGCGCCATTCTGATCACCAGCATTTAATTTCTTTAGTAGTGTAGACCGTGCAAAAGCCGTGGTACCCACATTAAAAGCGAAGGAATATAGAGAAGCTTTTGTTTTATCATCGACCGGCACTTTAACCAGGATATCAACTTGCTGTTGCGTTCTGATAAAGTCTTTCTGCAGTAATTCATCACACTCTTGTTGTGTATATGTTTTACTTTGAATGATGTCGTTTCCAGTATGGCCATAACAAACCGTCAGAACTCCAGCAACATCGCGGTAAGGTTCATAACGCACGCCCTCAAAATAACCAATCACTGTTAGTGCAATACTTACCGCACCAGCACTCGCAACAGCTGTCACTTTTTGTTTTAGGTTCATTAGATGTCCTTTTTAGCTTTAGTCAGCATCTCACCGACTATTTTTTCGATTTCTCGCGGATCACTAGAACAATTTCGATGAACCAATTCAGCAAATAATGCTGTTCGTTTTCGCTGTTCTCGCCGTGTCATCAGATAAGTTGCTAATCCAAGAAGCATGCTAAATCCCATCCCTATTACAAAGCCCCATTCATACAATGAGAGACTTGCAAAAAAGGCAGTTAAGCCAGCCGTTCCGTAGGTAGCATTGGTTAATTTGTCCATGCGCATATACACCCCCTACGGAGTGCCTAAGTTTAGTTAAAGGTGTGCCGACTCACAGCTCTTGTGTGAACGTGATAACGAGGGTAATTACTCTGTGGTCGGAATGTGTGAATGAGTGGTGGGCACAACTCCACCTAGTGTGCAATTATCGACATCTCTGCATGAGGCTTTCGATAATTAATGAAATACAGCTCGCCAATAAGCTTTATATTTAGAGCGGGTAACGAAATAATGAAATGACCAAGATAAGCCTAATTGCTCTTTAGTCTTACCAGATAGCTTTATGCATAGATTAATAAATAAATTTTTCATATTTTCTCCAATAAAAAAGGCCGCTTTAGCGACCTTGATTTGATACCGGAGAATTATTCAATTACTTCCCCGATAAATTTAGCACTAATTGAGATTTGCATCTGCTGCATACCTTCAATATGACCAGATAACTCATAATTATTTCCCGACTCAGAGATATTCAAAATAAGATTAAATTTATCAATATCTCCAAATACTGAGGTTGCTGATCTATTATGTCTCTCTACTGTTAATACAACCTGATTATTATTAACCTTGCCTCTGTATAAATAAGCAAAGTCACCACCATTAACAATATCGTTTCTAACAGTTACAGTACCATTCCCAAAGTCTTGCATGTTACTTCGAAAAGTAACGTAATAAATACCATCTTTCATAAATACCTCATGCAGTAATTTTTTGCCGAAATCAGCCTATAAACCATACTGCATAATAGTAAATATATCTAATGTATGACCTTCAAAAATGAAAAAAGACCGCCTAAGCGATCTTCTGAATGAGTTATTCGGAATAGCCGAACATGTGAACTATCCGGAAATTCCGGATAGTTGAACCTGTAAGAATTACTTACAAGTTAGCGCTTTTATTTCTTGTTCGGTTTGCTCAAACCGCTCTCTCTCAAGCTCCACACCTAAAACCTTTCGATTAAGTTTTAGTGCTGCTTTCAGTGTTGCACCTGACCCCATAAAGAAATCAGCGACTAGCTCCCCTTCGCGACTACTTGAGCGAATAATGTGTTCCATCATGGCTGATGGTTTCTCACAAGGGTGTTTACCGTGATAATACTGAACAGGTGGATAATCCCACACATCAGTATAAGGTACATCTACAGTTACAAAGAATGGTCGTCTTAATAAACCATATTCTTTTATTAATTCTTGATAATCTTTTTGTAAGGTGAATTGTTCTCGCTCTAACTCGGTAAACTGGCGGGATAACGGCGATAACTTTTCTTGTTTATCAGCAATATGTGTAAACAGTGTTTGTAACTTTTTGTAGTCTTCCTCGCTAGGTAATTGCCACTGACTATTGCTGAACCAATGACTGCACATCTGCTTACCTGTTGCTTGGTCTATTTCTTTTGCACTCACCTGCAGTGATAAACGAGCATTTCTAAAATAATCAATCAATGGCTTGAATACATTTTGTTTTAGCTCTTTACATTTTAACGAAAACTCAGAACCTTTAGCTGTGACTGGTTTTTGATAATGTTCAGCAAAAAGTATTCGTTCTGTTGAAGGAAAAAAGGTGCGCAGGCTTTCCTTATTTTGTTTTTTCCATGGCCCAGATGGTTTAGCCCAGATGATATGACTTAATACATTAAATCGCCCGCGAACAAGCAATTCAGTATCTGACGCCAATTTAGAACCACAGAATAAATACAAACTGCCATTGGGTTTTAATACTCGCCAGAATTCAGCTAATACTTCATCGAGCCAAGACAGATACGACTCAACATTATCCCACTGATTATCCCATGCGCACGACTTCACTCTGAAATACGGTGGATCCGTGGCGATTAAATCAATACTGTTATCAGGTAGTGTTTTTAATACAGATAGTGCGTCGTCATTAAATAGTTGCATCAGAAGTCCTTTTCTACGCAATAAAAAAGCCGATGACGGTTAAACCACCAGCTTTATAAGTTCTTTATATTTTTTAGGCTGTACGCATATAGCTATTTCCTTGCTTTGCGACAAACCCTGCTATTTCAAACTGAGTTAATAAAAACTCACAATTTTCATTACTTAGCCCAGTTTGATTTGAAATTGCTTGTACTGTTTGCCAATCATTTTTTGAGATTGTTTCAAGTACACAACTTGCCTGTGTTGTCATATCACACTGTTTTAACATGATATTTTATGCCTTTGGTTAGTTATTGTGCATAACTACACATGTAACTCTGACCAAAGAGAACAGCAAGTCTTATCTACTAATTGCCAATAAAAAACCCCGCAAAGGCGAGGTTATAAACAATCTTGGCAACATACCAAATTAGACTCAAATATCGCTTATTTTGTTCATTTTTGCAAGTTGTCGTGACTATTTTTATTAATCAGCTCTATTCTAACTCGCCTCATGGAAAGTAATGCCGACTTATCTAACTCACAACAAATATCTAAAAGGCTATTCCAATATATATCATAATTCATTTTCCAATTATTACGTTTAACACCCACCAAGCGAGCCAGCTCTGTTTGTGAATAATTACGCCTAGTGTAAGCCTGAACCGATAACCAGACTAATGATCTTAGTCGTTCTTTAACTTTTTTAGTTATCTTTTTACCTTTATGCTGTTTTTCAAATTCAGACCACACATGAACACTGATATTAACTTGATGCTCAAATTTCAAACTATATCCATAACAATACATTATCCATGAGTGTTGCTCTTCACTTAATGCATTGATAGCCCTACGCCATGAGCATAATAAAAAATCCACAGGCTCTATCATCGGCTTTGGTGTTCGACGACAGCGAGTTTCTAATACATAGATTGGATCGGTATCACGACAAACAAAACGACCATTTAATTTTAAATCTCGTATTCTAACTCTTGGTGTTGCTCTCGTGTCTGTTAACCCAAAATCTTCAAATGCTTCTAACTGACCTTTTGTTGAAGCCCTTAAGTTTGATGTAGCTATCGATGCCATATCACTTAAATATTTCAAGTCATGCGCATAAATTGGCATATTTCCTCCACTCGTGCCGTACACACGTTAAATAAATGCACCGATACCTAAAGAACGGTTTAAAAAATGAAATAACAATTCGAGTTGATTGCCGTGAGTCGCTTCCCATTGTTTTGGGTCTCGATGTAACTCATCATGGTGAATGCGGCATAATGGAATAGTGAATAGGTCATGAGCTTTAGTACCCATGCCTCCCATACCATGACCGATGATGTGATGCGGATCATCAGCCTGTTGCCCACACACGCAACACGGTTGAGTTTTTACCCATTGCAACCATTGGGTATTTTCCCAACGTTGCATTTTAGGTTTCAGCAGAAATGAGGCTGGTGGCTCCGGATCGACAGCAACTTTAATAACCGGTTTTATCGCCTCTAAACGCCCGCTCATTGCAGATAATGCTGATATTTCATTTGGAACAATATCAGCCTCAGGAAATCCGCCGTGCACTCTTCGTTCTTTGGGTTTATCAGGCCAGTCCAACACTCTCCGCAATATGGCATCAGGTAATTCATCGATAACGTTATGCATAACAGCAAAGGTGAAAAAATCAGGTATCGTCAGCTGGTGGCCATCATCTAATCTCAAACGAAAACGAATAGTATCTAACATCCAATCAATACGATTTTTATGAGCCAACTCAGCAACCCACCCTGCTGATGAGTTTCGAATATGATTATCGTGATACCAACAAGTGCGGATCACACCCGCTTCATGAAATGTGGTCACCAATTCATGATGATGATAGTTATCTGCATCGTTATTAATCTGACAACAATGAATATGATGAGCGACCCACGTATCCATTGGTGAAACTTTATCTATGGTGTGGATCACCGGTTTGCTATTGAGAAATTGAACAATGTGCTTATTATTTAAAATCGGCTGTTCATCACCGGTTAATGCGCCTGAGGGCAACACATCTAAACTTTTCGGCACATCACTAATAATTACGCGTTGATGGTTTCTAAATTGCTCAAGCAACTCAGCTCCAGGTTTCAACAACACAACCCCCAATTCTTTTTGAATATACGGCGTTAACAGTAACTTCATGCGCTCACCTGTTTATTCCGAGCTTTCAAGGCTTCATCAGCATTGTTCATCAGTGATTACCTCTTACCGTTCTTACTAATGAGTCATAAGGCTCTGTTGGCAATTTACCCATGAGTTCAAAATTAGAGGTAGCATGTTTTACCCATTTGATTGTGGGTAATGCGTGCTTTTTGGCCTTTTGTGTTTTTAGTTTTTGCAAGTAGGCCGATTCACCTAGTTTGCACTCTTCAATTATCGCTTGGTAAATGCGCTCCGCCTCATTGGTCACAATGTAACGTACAGGGCGATCTTCATTGCCTACTCGTACTAATGCACCTAATCCATTCAGGTATGACAATGCTCTCGATGAGCTAGATAGAGCAATGCCTAAATCACGACTCACAATATGGCGATCAATCTTGTCACCCTCTTTATATTGGTTCAGTATTTGCTCCGTCGTTTTCATGCAACACCTCTCGACGCCAGCCACTTCATTTGCTCAATAAATGCCTTACCACGCTGTTCTAATTCTTCTCTGCTAATGTAATCAAATGCTTTACCAGCCCATGTTTTATCAAATACGACAATTGCCCCGGCAAACATTGCACCAGATGGTTTCTGTTTTTCATCTGCAGGAACAAACCACTCAGGAACGTCAAAACCAATACGTCCACGGATAAAACAAACGTGATCAGCTTCTTCTGGCCACCATGTTTCTGATGTAGCTGCTTTTAATAAAAAAACATATCGACCGTGTTTTTCACGCATAGCTAATGCATGGCTCATGATGTGACCAACACCTGTTAAAGGTTGATCTTCGTGATATGAACTACGTGAGTAAGGAGGGTTACCAAAGGCAACACCGCCGATTTCTTTTAGCTTCGCTGACCAGTCTTGAGTGAGTGCGTTGTCCTCAACGGTATAGAAATGCGGGCATTTGCTGTTTTGACCATCAGTGAATAAATCTAAAGTAAACGGTCCATATTTAGAGTTGATACCGTAGTAAAGGTTATCTGGTGATTGCCATTGGTCACCAATTTCTTTTAATTTATGAGCAGGTTGGCTTTTTAACTCCTGTAATTTCAGTGCGTAATCAATCATTACTGAGCCTCCTGTGACATTTCTGTCGCTTGCTTCCAAATACTGTTCCATGCTTGGCGACCAGAAAACTCACTCATACGACGAATACCTGTTTTACCCGCTAGTTCAAGCGCAATTTCTTCAATACGGTTTTGAGGTTTAGAACGAGAACCAATCAAGCGAGAGAAAGCACTGTCACGCTCAACGGTATCAACTTGAACCTTTGGCTCATCCTTTGGTTTTTGACTACGAACGAATAGTTCATCAAAGTGTTTACGTAACTTACGAGGACTTAGAATGTTTTGGTACCAGAATGAATCTTTGTTAGCCCAATCGAACAAGGCACAAATTTGCTCATGAGTACGTCCATCGATTTGGCGCATCAAACGAATATCGTTCGCCCAGTCACACCAAGTAGGCTCTAATGCGGATGGATTCAGTTTTTTAACACGACCAAACATCCATTTTGCCGTTTTTAAATCACCTTCATCACCCCACTTTTGGAAGTTAGTGCTGTAAATTACTGCTTCTGGATAACGAGTTAAAAAATCATTTTTTGGCTTGTCGCTGGATTCGCCAGAATTCTGCGACGAAAGGTCTTTACTGATCTGTAAGTTTTTATCTGAGTTAAGATCTGTATAAAGATAGGATTCCTCACTTTCGACGTTTCCATGATTCTGCATTTCTGCGGTTTCCATTCCGCAGTTTCGACGTTCCAATTCCTCACTTTCGACGTTTCCATTCCTCACTTTCGACGTTTCAGAAATAGACGGGAAAATCATAGAGATAAGCTTATTACCATCTATCTTGTAGTGAGTAACGGGTGTGCCATTGACCTTTTTTGTCTTAGTTTCAATCACACCGGGAAAATATTTTTTACGTAATTTATCAACGAGCCGTCGAGCCTGCTCTTCACCAGAAAGACCATGAATTTCTTCTGCTAGTTCCTCATGGCTTTTATAGAACCAACCATCATCAGCACTTGATGAAACACCAGACCAGAAGACAAGTTGATTTAAAATTGCAGACAAGGCATGGGCTTGCTGATCCCCCTTAAAAAAATCTAAATAGGGAACAGGAATAACAATGACGTTTTTCTGCCCTGACATAGCTTGTACAACATCAAAAATAGTCGTCATAGCAACGCCTCACTTAACTCTGGTGTATTTCTCTTTAAAACGCTGTACAGGTTCACACTGGGGGTCGTCACAACCATCAAGCATAAAAATAACGCGCTGTTTTTCTCTGTCATAACGAACAACATGAACAACGATACCTCGGTGATTTTTATAGTAGCGATCAAGTTGGTTTGGGTTCTCATTGTTCATTGCCTCGTCCTCAGCCCATTCTTTGAATTAAAATCATCTACCAGCCAACGCATAAATTGGTAGTTGGTTTCTTGGTAGCCATTTGGTACCTTAATTTCATAGACAAAACGGCCATCACGTATTGAAGCTCGCACTTGCGTGCGACATGCTAAGTTTGATAATCTACTCATGCTAATTTCTCTTCACACAATTGAAATTTGCAACCGAAGCCAGAGGCCGTACACCTTTGGCTTCACCCTTTCTGGATATAGCCATCTTTAATTTCTCTTTTGATGTAACGAAACAAATGCATTCATAAATGTGCGGATCTGCGAAATTAATCCATCTAACATCATTTTTATTTTCTGCTCTTCTTCGTTATCAATAACGCCGTCAGCTAAGCTGTCCTTCATCAATAACGCTAAACGCCCCTGCATTTCGTCAACATTGCTACGTAATGTGAATAGTTCTGTCTGATCTAAATCAGCAGGGCTAATTCTGTCCACGAGTAAGCGGTTTGATTCACGAGCGACAAATTCAGCAAATAAAACGGTCTGAGATATATCTTGCATCGCTAATAGTTCGTTTAAATCAAACGAACGACAGCCGTTCTTTTCGTAAAGTTTGTTATTGAATGATGTTAAAGACAGGCCAAGCGCACCAGCCATCGCTTCACGCCCACCAGCGGTTACATCACACATCTCTTTCACTACTTGTTTTATTGATTGGTTACTCATTTCCTACCACCATTGATAAGTTCTTGTAGTTAACTGCTTTAAACGGTTTTGCTATTTTGTTGCTGATAACGATGTGGGTATAAGATCTCTAACTCAGTTATTTTCCCACGATAAAAAGCTGTTAATTTTTCAGCCAGCTCCAAAGAAGCTGTTTGAATACCTCTTTCTAATCGTGAAAGATTTCCTACATCACAATTAATGGCATTAGCCACTTCTGAAATTGTTAGGTTTAGCTCTACCCGAATTTTCCTTAATGGTGTTTGCATACAGCCCCCTTAAATGCGTTATACGCATATTATCATGAAATAAAATATGCGCAACACGCTTTGTGTTGTACGCATAAATAAAGTTGAATTGAGGAATGAAAATAGGAACAAGAATTAGAGAACTGAGAAAGAAAAAAGGATTAACAATCCTTCAGCTGGCCACCGCTATTAATAGCGATGTGGGTAACATTTCTCGTCTTGAAAGAAATATACAAGGCTACACAGAAAACACTTTAGTAAAGATAGCTGAAGCACTAGGCGTATCTGTTGCTGATTTATTTACTGAAAATTCACCAGAGCCAGATAGAATAGAACTGATTGGTAAGATACCTTCTGGTTTAGTTCAAGTTCGAGGTGAGGCGTTCTTGGGTGTTGATGGCGCTGTTGATATGATTGAGGACCACAACGGCTGGCTAAAAATATATAGTGACGATGTTGATGCATACGGCCTAAAAGTTAAAGGCGACAGTATGTGGCCACGCATTCAATCTGGTGAATTTGTTGTCGTTGAACCAAACACCAATGTCAGATCTGGTGATGAAGTATTTGTTCGCACCGTTGAAGGACACAATATGATTAAAATCTTCAACAAGACAAGAGATGGTGACTACCAGTTTACCAGTATCAATAACTCACATAAGCCAATAACTTTATCTCCAGGTCAAGTTGATACTATGCATTATGTATCAGCTATCGTTAAGCCTACAAAATATATTGATAAATGCGAAAGTGAAACAAAACTAACCCTTGTTCCACCATTGATTGACTAGTCACAATGGCCTGATGACACGTTTTAGAGTAGTTCATTTTTGTATAATTATTGAGGAATCTCATGAAATTATGGGAAAAGGAATTTAATGCTCACAAATTGAAAAGAGCTTTAAAAAGAGCAACAAGGCAACGTTCAAACTCCATTACAAAAAATTCATTCTTAAATGTAACAAGAAGTGGGAAAAGAAAAAAAAGACCCAATAAAGATAAAATAGTAGCACCAAATATCATAGATTTATACACAACAAAATATCATGATAAGATGGTCATTTTTGTTGCAGATATAGAGAAAAAGGCTAGAGAAATCGGAATATCAACAGATAGAAAAGTCCACATTTGCTTTAGAAACACTACGGCAATTACAGCAGCTGCAGGGCTTTGGTTGTTAGCTAGAATAGAGTCGATACGAGTTATGTTTCCTCATGTCAAATATATTGTAACTAGGCCATTACCAGTTAAAGTAGCTTCTTCTCACGAAAAAAAACATGTTGTTGACAGTGTTTTGAATCGAATAGGCTTTTATGAAGCAGTTGGGCTAAAAAGCAGAAAACTGCAAGAAATAGCTAACGTAAAATGCTGGGAGGTTCTACGTGGTGAAGAGGTTATGAGTAGTGCTGTTGGACAGCTTCTTGAAAATGTTACACAAAAATTGGAAGTTGATTATAGTGGTTTGTATCGCCCTCTAATCGAGGCTATGGCTAATTCAGTAGAGCATGCATATAGAAGCGATTTATATAAAACAACAAAGCTATCAAACACTAATAAATGGTGGTGTTTTGCAGCCCTTTTAGAAAACAGATTAACTGTTTTAATCTGCGACCTAGGTGTAGGAATACCAAACACACTAAAGAAAACACAACCATCAAATATTATGCTTAAATTAATTCAATACATAGGCAAGAATCTGTCTTCAGACAGCGATTATATTAGAGCATCATTGCAAGTAAAAAAAACTCGAACTAAACTAGCTTACAGGGGAAAAGGTGGCACTGATTTACAGTCAATAATAGAAGCCGTCGAAGGATCGAGATTAAGTATAATGTCAAACAAAGGTAACTACCGGTTCACAAATAAAGGGAATAAAAAGAAACCTGAGCTTTGTTGGGATGGTAGTCAATCGATATCAGGAACGATAGTCGAATGGAGTATAATATTACCCATATCAGGAGCCCAGTAATAATGAAAACTATATTTATAAAAGACTTCTCACGCTTTCCAGGACCAAGATACAAATACTTAGGAGAGTTTAGTGGTGAGGAATTTAGAGATGATATATTAATCCCAGCAATAAAAAATAATAATGGCGATATAGAAATAAACTTAGATGGAGTCCTCGGTTACGGGTCATCATTTTTAGAGGAAACTTTCGGAGGATTAGTTCGCCATGGTGTTGATAAAGATTTAATATTGAAGATAAGGGATAGAATAATTTCAAGTGATGAATCAATAAAACAAGAAGTCATTAGTTATATAGATGACTCCTTGTAAGGATACTTACATGGAAAGCAACTTTAACCCCCAATGGCTTACTTTTTTTACTACTCTGCTAACTGCCATAATCACTATTACTGGTTGGTTAGTGACATCAAGACTAGCGTATAAGAATAATAGTAAAAATGAAAAAAATAAAGAAATCAATAGATTAATTGATGAACTCTACCAAGTTTTAGACACTGTATACTCAGAAATGTTAGTTCTGTCAGAGATAACGAGGAGCCAAAGATCAAAAGTCAGAGCTTATTTTAGATTTATTTCGTTAGTTAAAAAGGTTCAATTCCTTAGTGAAAGAATTGAGTCACTTGATAATCAACAAGTTATACAAAACAACCTTATAATTGAGCTAAGGCAAAATTGTACAGATGACAAAAATTATGAAAAAGAAAAAATAGTTATAACATTAGCTGAATTACAAAAAATACAAGAAGATATAAAAAAATCATACAACAAAAAATTCTCTTAACTCACTCTAGCCCTCCTCATGAGGGCTTTTTTGTACGTTCTCTCCCCTTCCAAAGAAGTGATCTGCATTCCAACCTGAGATTTTAAAGACATAAATAAAAAGTCAAACGGATAAAACCCGTCCGTTTCTATTTTGACAAAAACAATATATGCGCTTGACGCATTTGCGTGTAATACATATACTGAATCTATAAGATAACAATCGTTGATGAAAAATGAATTGTAGGAGCCATCATGACAACTGAACCAGTAATCATACCGCCAGCTAATTTCTCTGATGCAGATGTTGTTGCTTGGATGAAAGAGAAACTATCGTCTATCAGAGCACTCAGTGAGTTAAATGCAGAACGTGAAGAGCTGGTGGATAAATTAACAAAACTAGATGCCCAAATAGCAAAGTACGTCGGTAAAAGTGCTATTCAGATACAAAGTAAATGATTTTTATATGTGAAGAGAACGTGTGAAGAGAAACAATGGCTGGCTGAGTCTTAAACCATTAACGGGGGTGTGGTGATAATGTTCTGCTCAGTCAGCCATTTTATCAAATCTAACAATAAGCAAGGGTGCTGGCATTCATCCATGACAGTCCATATCAGGTATCTACTGTAGCTAGTACCCTTTCTTATTGTGTGAAGTGTAAATCCATTTTTATTTTTTATTAGCAACACCAGGGAATTTTAATCTCGATTAATTCGAGAGAGATTTTTATTACCTAAATATTGTGTGGAGAGAATAATGTCTTATATTGCAACAGCAACAAATAAACATTTCTATTATCTCGATGTACGGATCGAAGATATAGATATTCAAGATATTGCGACAGGTTTAGCTAATGAATGTCGCTTTAATGGACAAATTGATAATTTCTATTCTGTTGCTCAGCATTCTGTGTATACCAGTTATTTAGTTGCACCTGAATTTGCTTTAGAGGCCCTACTTCATGATGCCAGTGAAGCTTATGTCAAAGATCTACCGTCACCACTTAAAAAGTTATTGCCTGAATATAAATTAATTGAATTGCGTGTGGAAAAAATAATCCGCAAAAAGTTTGGATTACCTGAAAATATGTCTGATGAAGTCCACTTTGCAGATCTAATGATGTTAGCCACAGAAAAGCGTGATTTAGACATTGATGGAGATAGTAACTGGTTAATGCTTGAAGGTATTCCAGCTAGCGATTTTGCTGTCAACCCGCTAACCCCAAGACAAGCAAAATCCCTATTCTTACGCCGTTTTAATGAGCTTTATAAGGAGGTTGAGAATGGCTAACGGATCAGTAAACAAAGTAATTCTTATCGGCAATTTAGGGCGTGATCCTGAAATTCGCTACCTGCCTTCTGGTGGTGCTATTGCTTATTTAGCTGTGGCCACATCAGAGAAATGGCGTGACAAACAAACAGGTGAAAATCGCGAAAAAACAGAATGGCATCGTGTCGTTCTGTTTGGAAAACTCGCTGATATCGCCAGTGGCTATTTATGTAAAGGCTCGCAAGTTTATATCGAGGGCCAACTACAAACGCGCGAGTGGGATGATAACGGCGTTAAACGATACACAACAGAAGTTGTTGTAAGGATTGGAGGCACAATGCAGATGTTAGGCGGTGCTAGCAATTCAGCAGGATCACAACCAGCACAGCAAAACCCGCCACCGGCTCAACCTCAAGCACAGAGTAGTCAGCCACCAATGGATTTTGAGGATGATATTCCCTTCGCACCTATTGGGCTTATGTATCCACGCCATTTAATTAATGTGGTTTAACCTACTTACTCAGTGCAAGGATGCAATTAAGAGGAATGACGATGAAACATCCATCAATTATACAAATTAGCAACGATAGTATTCAAACGCTACTAATGAAAGGGGAGCATACCGCCAGCGAGGTGATTAATTCAGCCATTGAGTCTGGGGAAATAGATGAGAGTGACCGCCAATTTTGGGAAAAATACGACAAGGTAGATATTTGTTATTTTAAAGCAGTTCCCAAGCCTGGTTATTCAGCGTATTACCATGAATCAAGCAAAGATGTTAAAGGTGCATTTTTAGCAACGGCTGTCATGGTTTATTGGTAATGATTAAAGAGGAAGAGAATGAAACCAATACTTGATACTGAGAGATCCCCTCATAATTTCCCCAAAGCGTAACCATGTGTGAATAAATTTTGAGCTAGTAGGGTTGCAGCCACGAGTAAGTCTTCCCTTGTTATTGTGTAGCCAGAATGCCGCAAAACTTCCATGCCTAAGCGAACTGTTGAGAGTACGTTTCGATTTCTGACTGTGTTAGCCTGGAAGTGCTTGTCCCAACCTTGTTTCTGAGCATGAACGCCCGCAAGCCAACATGTTAGTTGAAGCATCAGGGCGATTAGCAGCATGATATCAAAACGCTCTGAGCTGCTCGTTCGGCTATGGCGTAGGCCTAGTCCGTAGGCAGGACTTTTCAAGTCTCGGAAGGTTTCTTCAATCTGCATTCGCTTCGAATAGATATTAACAAGTTGTTTGGGTGTTCGAATTTCAACAGGTAAGTTAGTTGCTAGAACCCATGGCTCCTTTGCCGACGCTGAGTAGATTTTAGGTGACGGGTGGTGACAATGAGTCCGTGTCGAGCGCTGATTTTTT